GCACCTGTTGGAGCTGTTGGATTTGAACGGAATATTGAAAGAGTAGATAGTCTTTACAATTTAAATCCTAAATTCATAACGTACAACGATAGTAGTTTTCAAACAAAATTACTCACTAGAAAGCAGATAGCTGAAAGTGATAAGTTCAAATTTAAATACGAAATACAAAAAGGAAATCAAGGTAATTCAACATCTAACCAAGACTTTAATTATAGGGATGTAATGGGATTTTATGATGTAGCAAATGGACTTAATAAAGATTTCTTACTTACCAGTCCCAGCCGTTTGGATTGTGTATTACAGCCAGCGGTTAACGTTATAAAAGCCTTTGAGGCTCAGAATATAGTTATCAAGTCCAACGGTAGAGAAATGTTTTTTAATCAGGCTATGGCAAGCACACTGCCAGGGGTTGCTAAGAACTTCGACCAAAAGGATCAAGGTAAGATACAAAGGGCAAATTCCAAATACGGAATGCAACACGGGCAAAACAGATCAATGTTTTTAAATAAAGAGACTGGTTACAAGTCGCTTCATATAAACGCTAAAGACTTAGGAATTGATGAGATACTAAAGACATCAGCAGCGGCAATAGCAACCGCATTAAACGTTCCTAAAGATTTAATTCCTGTATTTGATGGATCAACATACACCAACAAAAAGGAATCAGAGGTTGAACTAATACAAGGGGGGATAGAGCCAATACTATCAGACCTATGCAGAACTATGTCGGGACACTTTGATGGCTACGATGAAAGACCGTTAAGATATTCAGTTGATCACCTTGCACCAATGCAACATATCGAAACAATAAAGACCGATAAGGCTTTAAAACTATCCACAGCTTATAAAAACTTTGTAGGTGCTGGAATGACTCCTGAAGATACAAATGCTTTATTTGAGGGCTTAGGCATAAATTTAATGGAAAATGAATAAGAAACTAACAAAGGAAGAAATCAAAGCACTTAAAGAAAAGCTAGCAGTTAAAAAAGGTAGTGAAGAACTAAGTGTTGATGTTTTAAAAGGGAAAGAAAATGTTTAATTGTAAAGAACTAAATAAAACGTTTGATAATAAGATTGATTTGTTTAAAGCTCTAAAGGACAACAAAGAAGATATTTTATCTTTTAAAATGGCTAACACGCTTAAATCATGTGACAAAGGTGCAAGCGTTAAAAGTAAATTAATAAACGTAACTAAGCACCTAGAGACCTTAAAAAATATTGAGTTAAATGATGACTTTTATTACATCGTAGTAAACACTACAAAGGTGCTAGATAGTCATATGGATGTACATTTAAACGGCATTTGGAGTAAAACAGTACAAGAACAGCAAGGAAAGAACTATCTAGTAGCAGATCACAAACTAGAAATCGATAAGGTAATTACAAGAAAGGAACACGTCGAAATGATCGTTGCGGAAATACCTTTCAGATCAATAGGTAAGGACTACGATGGTAATACACAAGCTTTAATCTATAAAATACCTAAAGACAAGGTAATTAATGAAGCTGCTAAAGAATGGCTTAATAGTGGTGATGAGATAGAGGCAAGCGTAAGGATGCAATATGTAAAGATAGAGCTTGCGTTAAACAGCGATGACTTTAACGATAAGCTAGAGAAATTAAATTTTGACACTTACATTAAAGAAATAGCAAACAAAGAAGAGTTTGAAGAGATTAATTACTTCTTTATAGTACAAGAAGCAAAGAATGTAAAAGAAAGCAGTTTAGTTGTGTTTGGATCAAACAACGCAACTGGACAGTTAGAAAATAAACGACAGCCGTCTGAAGACACTGTCGCGATTAAAGAAGCAGCCGCAAAAGCACTGCGAACAAAGAATTATTTTATTAACTTAAATTCATAAAGATGAATAAATGGGAATTGTTCCTTAAAGAAAAGGGATACACAAATGAAACGTTCGCAGCACTAGAGGCGGACAAAATGGCTCAGCTTAATAGCGAGTATCAAACAAAATTAGTTTCAGAAGTTGAGGCACAAATCACTGAAAAGACATCTAAAGAAGATGTTTCTACTATCGTTAAGGCTGCTATTGATGCTTTGCCTGTTAGCGTTACAAAAGCTCAGTATGATGACGTAGTAGCTAAATTAGTAAAACAAGGGGAAACTCTACAAGAAATGAAAGGAAAAGGAGATTTGCAAGGTGCGCGCGATGGTATTGGTTCAGCTTTTAAAGCTTTAATGACAGCAGAAAAAGTTTCTGAAATTAGAGAAAAGCAAGGATCTGGACTTTCTACAACTACTAAAGCGGCTGGTACTATTTTAGTATCAACTAACACAACTGGACGTGTTGCACGTTTTGAAAGAGACGGTGAAAGAAGTAAGCCAGCAAGACGCAATCCATTTATACTTGAATTGGTAAATGTATCAACTACTACAGCAGCCGTTGTAACTTACGTTGAACGCGTTGCACCAGAAGGCGCGCCAGGAATGACAGCAGAAGGAGCGGTTAAGCCTTTGATTGATTTTGATTACATCGAGCGTACAGCAGCCGTTAAGAAAATGACAGCACGAGCAAAGATGTCTAAGGAAATGATGGAAGACGTTGATGGCTTTGTAGCAGATACAGAGGACGAACTAACAGAAAGATTAGGTTTACTTTTTGATGCACAATTATTAAGCGGTGATGGAACTGGTAACAACTTAAGTGGACTAGAGACAAACGCGACAGCTTTTGCGGCGGGATCACTTGCAAATGCAATAGAATCAGCTAATAACTTTGATGTTCTTAGAGTAGCTTTAAATCAAGTTTCTTTAAATAACTTTGATGCTACTTACATCCTGATGAATCCTAGCGATGTTACTGCAATGGACTTAACGAAAGGAAGTGATAACCATTATATAATGCCTCCTTTCTCTACGTCAGATGGTACTATCATAAAAGGTATCAGAATAGTTGAGAACAACGGCGTTACAGCTGATGACTTTATAGTAGGTGATTTATCAAAATATAAAGTGAAGGTTCGTGAAGATTTAAACATCAACTACGGGCATTCTGGAGATGATTTTGAAAAGAATCTTTTAACCGCTTTGTGTGAAGGTAGAGCCACAGCATATATACCAAATAACTATTTTGGTGCTATTGTAAAAGGTACTTTCTCAGCAGCTAGAGCGGCTTTAGAAACAGCATAATTAATCTTAAAATACAAACAGATGTCAAGTAAAGAAGAAGTAAAAAAAGTAGTTCCAGAAGGATTTTTCAAGCAAAATACAAGTGAAATTGTAATTGATGGACGCACTGTAAGGGTGTTCACTCAGGAGCTAGAAGCGATTAAGAAGGGTCTATCAAAACTAGCAAAGAAAAAGTAAATGATAGTAAACAGCACATTCTTTAAAAGCGGTGTTAATAACATCCCAGATAATAATATAACGACTCGTAATCCAAACGTAATACAAACAGAATCGACGTTGGACGATGTTATATCTTATCATGAGCGCGTGCTGATTACTAACGCTTTAAAGCCTAGTTTATGGGCTACAATTGTAGATAACTATACAGACGGCGTGCTTGACGAAGGTGCGCCAGTATGGTTAAAAAAGCTAATAAATGGCGAGACATACACCTATGAAGGTAAGGAGAAAGAGTGGAAAGGATTAGCAGATGCGCAAGGCTTAATAGTTAAGTATATTTTCTGTCAGTATCTATCCGACGATCTATATTCTTACCTTATAAGAGGGGTTAGTAAGCTTAAAACGGAAGCAAGTGAGTTAGTAAATGTTACCCCTTTGTACGTTGATCAATGGAATTTATTTATTGATCAATATCAGGGAGACATTGAATTTTACGACGAATATAACGTTAATTTTCCAAGGGTGTTTCATACATCTTATGGAACTATTACAGATTATTTTAGAAGTAATAACTCAGGGGCTTACGTTGACTTACTAACGTATATCGACCACTACGAGCAAACAAATGTAGGTACATACACAGATATAAACAAGTTGATCTATCAAGATGAAAATAAGATGGGTATATGATAATTGTTGAAGACATAATTAAAGTCGAAGTAGCCAAAATGGTAGCTGTAAATCTATTTGATAATAGAAATCAAAAACCTATTTACGGTTGGGGAGACAAAAACGAGCTTAACAAATATCTAACTATCTACAAAAATAAATCTTATCCTTTAATTTGGCAAATTCCAAGTCAGAAAACTAATAGAGTAAATGAAATATCGCAAACGTGCGACTTTATTCTTGCTATTAATTTCACAAAGAATGACACCGACTTATTGAATCCCGATAGAATGGAAAGTACTTTTAAACCTGTCCTTTATCCTTTTATGGAAGTATTTCTACAAGCTCTTAATAAGAGTAGGAATATAACTATAAACAAAAGCGAGTTTACGTTTAATGATTTTCCAAACTACGCTATAACATCACCGAATGATGAAGTAGTTGATTTATGGGATGCTGTTAGGGTCTCGATAGATGCAACTTTTATGAATAACTGCTAAAATTAAAAAGATGGCAAGAAAAAAACAGGCTAGTAAGATAGTCGAAGAGTCTACAGAGGTAGCAACACCAAAAGTAAAAACAAGTTTGTACACGGTAATACGTGAGGGATTTGGATTTAAAATAGGTCAAAAGATTGGCTTAGAAGCGAATGGTGTTCAATTTTACAAATCAAATAAAATAATTAAATAATGGCAAATTTATCAGTAATTTCAAACCTTTTAAATTGTGGTGTTTCAGACGCTCAAGGCTTAGGTCTCGCGCACTGCAAGTTTAATTTTAATGACATGGCGGGAGGTGCTACGTTGTTTTTAAATCGCGGTACAGAATTACCGTCAGATTTTACTTTAGCAAGCTTAAGAGCTTTACAAGTAGCTGGGAAACTAAAGGTGGCGAGTAATCCTTTTAGCGT